CTATGTCTGAAATCTTATCCGCTTCAACCAACCAATTGTCTTTCATTTCTGTAACGCGATTGACCTTTTCCATCTCCTCGCGAGATGCGCGCTTGTTGCCACTGAATCCAGCAGAGGCTAAAGCTCGTCCGATGGCAGAGGTTTCTGCATTTTCAAGAGCCGAAGTCTGATTCGCACCAGGACCACCATCAATCTCGAATGCCAAACCCGTGGCTTTCGGGAGATTGTTTGCTTGGTCGCCAGCAGTAAGGTAAACCGCTGCGCCAACAACCCAAGTCGCCACAGAGCGGTCAGTAGTAGTTGTAAGGTTCTGCGTGATAATGCGTCCATCGGGATACTCCTTGTAGAACTTCCTAATTCTTTCTTCAACAGTTTCATAAGTAGATAAATCAAAGCGTGGCATTTTTCCTCCTAGATCCAGCTTGTGCCTTTTTTGGTGATAACCAGTGAGGGCGAGCTGCCTCTCATCTGGCGTGTAACTATGCGTTCTGAGTTGACAGTTCCATACTTGGCTTTACCCATACTGTCCATCACCTCAGACTTGACCCTCAGAAGCTCAGAATTGGCCCTATCAGCCCTTTCCTGGGCCTGGAGTAGTAAAACCCCTACCTGACCGAGTTCGTGGTCTCTAATCTCAATTTCAGGGTTCTCAGCCCTAACTGCCAAGTAGGTGCTTTCCGAGCCATCCCATTCAGGTTTCTTGTCTGACTGAATCGAAGCCCAGAATTGGTCAATCATTTCGTTCTGTAGGTCTATGGCCGATGCGATAAATGGCACATCGTATTCGTTCCAGGTCATACCTGCTACGGCCACGATCATGCCGCGCTGTATCTTCAGCACGCCCATGTAGTGCAAGACCTGAGCCATGTAGGACGGCGGAACCGATTCCCAGGTGCTTCGAGCTGTCTTGACCTCAATGACCATCATCTCCTTAGTGGTCTTGTGGATGGCTATGGCATCAGGGTTAGCGTGGCGGTATTCACAGTCGCCATCTGCGTATGTGCCAGTTGTATAGACATCCCAATCAGGATGCTCCTCCATCCAAAGTTTTAGGATTGGCTCCTCAAAAGCCTTACCGAACCGAATTGCCCAATTCTCCTGAATCTCAGATGGAATCCTGTTTGTCTTTTTAGCCCATAGAGCGTAGGCGCTCTCGTAAGGGTTTAGACCGAGTATGGTGCCTACTTCACTACCCCCAATGCCCCTAGACCGCTCAGAATGCCACTCAGGGCTTCCTGGCTCAAAGTTTCCCAGCAGCTTTGCCCCATTTAGTATTTGTGGTGCGTAAATCTCCAAATTCGTCCTTTCATTGGATAGCCTTATCTTATGAAATGGCTAGGTCATTTATCAAGCGAGTATATGAAATTGTTATTTTCTATACAGGCTGTAGGCGGAGTAGAGTGCGAAAAGCACCCTGCGCTGTGGTATCCAGAGGATGAGCCAGATGCCACGGTGCGGCATCAGATGAGCGTAATTGCTAAAGGTATTTGCTACGACTGCCCCATCAAGAAACAGTGCTTTGACTATGCGCTACGCACTAATCAGCGACACGGCATCTGGGGCGGCACTAGCCCCGAAGAACGCTGATTTGACAAACTGAATTAGCAAGCCTAGATTGCTTGCATGATTTATCATCCCGAATACATAAAGCTTGCAGAGGCAATGGAACAAGCGCCGACAATCCCACCCTGCACCAATACAGACCCAGAGCTGTTCTTTCCAGATCAGGATGCGAATGTGAATCTATACATGGTGGCCAAGCAACTATGCGCTCAGTGTCCAGTGATGAAGCAGTGCCTGACTTATGCACTGAAAACCAATGAGGAGTATGGCGTGTGGGGCGGACTAACGGCTTACGAGAGGCGGAAGCTCAAAAAGGGCGGGAAAATCACAGTGGCTAAAGCTACTCGTGCAGGACGAACATACGACTGGAGACGGGGAGATGTTCAGACCGCGATTGTTTACAAGGTGGCCTAACAACAGCGCATGGCCGTTGTCGCACCTATAGATAACGAACCTAGTCTTTTTTGAAAGCAACTGAAGTCAGGATAGACAGCAGTCCAGCACCTAGCGATACCGATGCCAGGCTAACCCAGTCAATTGCGAATAGTCCGATTGAACCAGTTCCAATAACAGCGATTGCAGACTGAGCTACTGTCTTGATGGCGCGCTCGCCAGCGTAGCTCCAAAATTCCAAACTAAAAATCTTCATTGTCCCTTTTCCTTGTCTTTACATCTTCGTATGTTGCAAATGCAGTATAAGCGGTCAGAATAATGCTTATCAAGGCGACACCGCCGATTATTAGTTCCCTGCTGACCGAACTGTCAGAAGCGTAGGTAGCTGCACCAAACAGAATCATCAAGGCAGATAGAGCAAAGCTCATGTAGATCAGCCTGCGGCGGTGCTTCCAGCTAGGCATCGAGACGCTCGTCAATGAACTTTTCAGGGTCAAAGACAGTGCCGAATGTTACCGATGTGACCCTTGGGCCAATTGTTAGATGAAGATGAGCGCCCTTGGAAGCTGACCCCGTGTTGCCTACTTTGCCGACTGTCTGGCTTTGAGTAATGACAGTTCCTGGTTTTAGTTTTGGCTGCTCCTGCAAGTGGCAGTAGCCAATGTAAACAACTTTGTCATTGATTGAATCCCAGGCAGTCTGAACCAGCACCCAACCGAGAATGCTTGACCACTTGACAACCTGCACGGTTCCACCACTGACAGCGGGAATGCGTGTGCCTTCTTTTGGTGCGTAGTCAAGTCCACGGTGCGGAATAACACGGCCCTTGATTGCACCGAATCGGGAAGTAATTGTCTTTTTAGAGAATGGATGTCTCATCGCAGAATGGCCCAGATAGCAGCTATAAATCCTGTAATGCCAGAACCTAGAGCTGTAAAGACTAGCTTCTCAATCCACTCCATGCGCGCAAGTTTCTGTTCTACGCGGTTCATACGAGCAGGAAGGTCTTTGAGGTTTTTGATGTCTGCGACTATCTCAATCTGAATAGCTTGAAGCTCTAAAAGCTTCTCATAGATGTCTTTTTGAGTTATGCGGACGCTAGTTGTTTCTTCTGCCATGATATTATTTTATCCTAAAAAATAATAGAGCCAGTTCCAGCGGTAAATGTATATATTTTCCAAGTTCCGTTATCTGAATAGCTGTAGGTTAGCCCAGCTCCAATAGATTTGAGGGTCCTTGCCCTTGAAGAATAACGAATAATAACAATGCCAGAACCACCAGGCTTTCCTTCTTCTTGGCCTCCAAAAGTGGCGTTATAGAACCCTCCTCCGCCACCGCCACCAGTATTTACGGTTCCCGCTACGGCTGGAACTGTATTGCCTGAAACTTGATAATTATTTTTAGAACCAGCGCCACCACCTCCATCGCCTCCAGGTTTTTGTCCATAAACACCACCACTAGATCCTCCACCGCCACCAGCGCGAGTTATAGAAGATCCTGTTATTGAAGATGCGATGCCATCCCCACCATAACCAATACCATCAGTGTTTCCCGCCTCACCAGCACCTCCTCCACCACCAGATTGAAATGTTGCTGGATAGTTACCCCCAGCACCTCCATTAGCACCACCATTGAATCCTTCATTTGATGTGCCTGTTCCAGCAGTTGTATTTACCGCAGCCCCGCCTCCTGAGCCTCCGTTTGCTCCGTTTACACCAGTGGAAATACCGCCCGTGCCACCACCTATTGAAGTTACGGTGCCCAAAATCGAATTACTGCCGTTGCTATTTACAGCACCGCCAGCCCCAACTGTAATTGTGATACTTTGACCACCAAAAAAAGTAATTCTTGAAGTAGCAGAAGAACCCCCACCAGAAGATTCACCTGGGACACTGCATCTGTATCCACCAGCTCCACCGCCACCACAATCTGCCACTGTGTTGACAATGCTTCCGCCACCACCGCCACCAGCTATGACTAAGTAATCTAACCTAAAGGTCTGATTGCCCTGCATGACATAAATAGGGATCATGTTATCAGATTGCCAATAACCCTATATTGATTTGCGGCTGTTTTGATAATTGCTGCTGCTGTGTATGGGGTATCCATAAGAAAAGCAGTGGCAGTTCCAGCGGTTCCGACACCAGCCCAAGATGTTACACCTGTTCCAGCCCTTAGAGTCACAGTTCCAGTTGAATTGTTTATGACTTGAATCATGTCACCAATTTCAGTCAAAACATCTGGGAAAGTCACAGTAGCGGCGCTAGTGAAGTTTAGAACGGTGTTTGAATCACCAGATACGGCTGTATAGGCGGCTGACTTGTTTGTCAGAGTGGTTGCAATGTATTGAGCATTCATGTCACCGAATGCTGGTTTTGCAGTTCCTCCAGACACAAAAGCCTGACCCGATACACCAGCAGTTCCAGCAGCAGTCAAAAGATTTACCCAGTTACTGCCGTCATAGTATTCAATAACATTGGTATTAGTTAGGTAGGAAACCATTCCCTCGTCTGGTGATACAACGGCAGATGAGCGAGCAGCAGAGTTAGAAAAAACCATCAATGCTTGATCTTGTAGATAATTCTGAACATTGCTGGCAGTTAGGATTTCGCCAGGTGTCCATGTTCTATAGCCGCTCATCTATAACCTCTATCCATTGACAAGTATTGGTATCTAAAATTGCTTCTTCACTTGGCTTCGGCGGAATAAAAGCATCTAATTCCTCGCTATAACTGTATCCGATTCCCGCGTAGTTCTTACGTATGTTGCCATTATAAGAAGTTCTAAGGCAACGCTGACCACGAAACTCCCCATACCAGACTTCAGGTTCTTTACCTTCAATAAGTTCGGTTTCGTCAATACCAACAATTACTTCGGTAACGATGTTGTTTTCATCTAAGAACGCGTAGTGTGCCATTTTTATCCCAATAAGGCTGTAATTTCATCCTCGGTTAGTCCGAGTGCAGATAGCTTGGATTTGGCTGATTCTTTATTTTGCTGTTTTTCTAGTTCTTCTTGCTCTCGCTGGGCTAGCTCTAGTGCGGCCTGAGCGGCCTCGGCTTCACGCTGAGCAATTTCCTCATCGGTAAGAGGAATTATCTGAACTTTGTCAGGATGCCCTTCGGGTAGAGAACAATCTACTACTAATTTGGTTGGTCTTTCGCTCATTCTTATATCCTAACTTACTGAAACTCCGCCGCTTGAACCCTTGGTAATGCCGTAGAGGGTTGCGGAGCTGTATTGCTGCCAAGTTCCACCAAATCGAGAATCTAAAACAATAGATGTTATTGCTGCCGTATCAGACCATAAACTTGCACCGATAAATTGATAAGCCTCAGTTGCATTGTTTTCCATAACGCTATCTATTGAAACTGATTTATTTGTGCTTCCTGCGTAATTTGGGATGTAAACCAAAACACTTGCGAAAGTGCTTGCGGTGGCATTGTTTCCATCTATTAGACCGCTATCAATAACAGTCGTCAAAGCATTCTGGTTGCTTGTAACTGTGCTACCACTTCCGTAAAGTCTGCGACCTGAATAATTAGCAGAGCTTCCATTGAACGCAATAGTTAACCAATCGTCAGGATTTGCACGATTGCTTCTTCCTGATATAAGAATTGCCAAATCTGTATATGTGCTAGCAATTGAAGTGAACTCAATGTTTGCAGCTCCGCCCGAACCAACCTCGGTATGTGCAATTCTTGTCCAAGCACTCATCTCTAGCTCACTATTCCATACATAGTTATTGTCGTTCCAGACGCAAAGGACTGAGCAGGATTTCTAACTTCTACTGAAGTTATTGCGGAAGTAGACGCGTATCTATTAGCGAAAGCATCAGTTCCACCGCCCGCGACATTATTACGCGAAAGAATAGTTTTATGTTTGTCTGTAGCGCTGTAATCCATAATGTGAGCTATACAAGTTGAGATTTCCGTGCTTCTCCAAAAATAAGCGTCTAAAACAACTTGCGTTTGACCAGTTGCCGAACCAGACAAAGTTGTTGATCCATTACCGCCCATATATACGAAACTATAGTTAGCACCAGAATCGCTATTCAATCGAAAACCCAAGTCAGCGTTGGCCGTGGTGCTTCCAGTAACAACGATTACTAAATCTCTATATGTATTAGGAATAGAAGAAAAAGTAATGCTTGAATCGCTGGTTGAAAGAGTTACATTAGCTAAAGCGATATAAGTAGCAGTAGGCATTAGCTAGACCTCAAACCATATAAAGAAACTCGACTATATTGAACAAAATTACCAAAAACGTCATCTAGGGTTATAGAAGTCAATGCGGCTGTATTGAGCCAAACACCGCTTTCAAGTGCTACTCTACTGAAAGAGCCAGATTGTCCAACCAATGCCCTAGTGGTTGTATTTTTAGTTGTTTCAAAAGGATCAAGAATATCTATAATTCCACCACCGAATAAATTACTTGTATTTGTAGCTGCTGGTAATCCACCAAAAATAATTATTCCGTTTGGATATGAAGATGTCACGGTTTCCGAACTAACGGCTGAACCAGTTCCACGTAAAAAATGCGCTCGATAATTTCCAGAAGTGCTATCGCCGTTGAATTGTAAATAATAAATTGAGTCTGTGTCTGACCTTGTGCTTCTTAACATAACCCTTAGCTGTAAATGCTGGTATGTAGAACCATAGGTCGAGTTAAGATTTGAAAATGAGATGGTTGCTTGTCCGCCTGAACCAACCGTTACCGTTTCTAATAAGTCAAAAGCGCCAGCCGCGGCAGGGCTATAAAACTCTTTCCAAGCACCTGAAACTTTGACGCTTCCTTTAGAAACGTCTTTCCAGGATCCACCAACTTTTACGCTGATTTTAGAAACGTCTTTATAACTACCACTTACGCGAACGTCGGCTGGCATTTATTCCCCTTATGGTGTGTATTGTAGCCAAACATCGCCATCCATGCCACCTGAGGGAGTGGCAGTGGAAAGAGTTATGTTTCTCACTACTGCTGAACCAACAGTCGCAGTAGCAACAGTGCCATTGGTTGTATTTACACGAGCGCTAAATTGAGTCTGAATACCAGAAGTTACTCCCGATAAATAACCAAGTTCTGTTGTCGTAATCGTTGATGTGACAGCGGTGCTACCAGATGTTGTCAATACGCGCGCGGCTGTCCAGTTTGGGTCAGATAAATCCCCGCTAACCACTAAATTACCCGTTACGCTACCCGCGGCAATTGTGGCTGTTCCTGTGATATTTGGAGACGCTAGGACCGCTGAGGCAACAGCCGAATAATTGACATTTAGGGTTACATCGCCAGAAGATCCGCCACCAGTAAGGCCAGTTCCAGCCGTAACTGCTGTGATGTCGCCAGGGCTTGATACATCTACCCAAGCGCTGCCGCTGTAATACTGAAGCGTGTTTGTGTCTGACAGATAAGAAATCATGCCCTCTGCAACAGCAGAGCCTAGAGCGGTGGAGCGAGCAGCCGTTCCAGCGTAGACCTGAACTACCTGGTTTTGGACATAGCTCTGGAAGTCATCGGCAGTGACGATTTCATTTACAGCCCAGTCTTTCCAACCTGCCATTATTACTCCTAGTAAGCCAGTGAATTGCCCGCACTCAGTCTACCAAAGATGATGTCGGATAGTCGCCATGGGCTGACTTCTAGGCTTCCTAGACCGAATGTTATTTGGTGGCTGTCTGGGACAACATTGTGTGAGATACGGATTATTTCGGCAGTCCGTTCAATTGGATCGCCAATACCATTAGGGGTGAACTTTAGGAATACTGCGTCTCCCAAGTCTGCCTCTAAAAGCTTTGTCTTGTCGGCAGGGTCCAGTTTGTCTAGCTGCACTGTAACCCTGTCGAATCTGTATTCTGGCTGGCTGTATTTAGCCGCCAAGAATGTAGCTAGGTTTACTGCGTCTGACTGCTCATCCATCAGAAGGTCGCTGACCGAATAGGTCAAAATACCGTATTGGTCCTGTGACTCTAAGTCATCAGCGGTAACAGTTACGCCGTTTTTTTGTGACAGCGTGACTGCGTTGTAGAGCAGTTCAGAGCCGTATAAAACCTCTAGGTTTTTGTATGGAATTCCTGTTCCATCATCAGCGAAAGTAATGTCAGTATCAGTGGTTCTTCTGTATCTGCCAACAAACTCAGCAAAGCCATCTCGGTTTACGAAGAAGAATCCAGGCTCGCTTTGAGCTACCTGCTGAATGTAGCTGAGAGCGTTTGTTCCCTCGCTAATAGTGTCAGCTTGCAGCAGTGTCTCACCAGTATCAAGCGTTCTGATTTCAGCAGGCCAGTTGACTTCCGCTTTATTTAGAATGCTGTTGATACGCGGACCTGGGTATTGAGTTGTGTTGGTAGCTGAGCCTAGCGACTGGTTAGCCAGCAAGTATGTGTTATCGGAACAGACAGCCATAGCCTGTGAGCGACCAGAAACCTCGTAGCTTAGGTCCCAGTCATCAATGCTGCCCGTGTAAACGCGAGTGCCATCTACGCTGATGCGAACAGCGCGTCTAGGGATAATCTGACCGAAATATGGGCCATCGGCATACAGCGGGTCGTAACGCCTATCCTCATTGTTCAGGGTGATTGCAGCGTTACCAGCGCCGTATCTGTCAAGCTGTCTATTCTTACCGCGATTTACACTGAAATCTACGACATCATCTGTCACATCAAAAAACAGCGCTCCACCTAAGACATACTCGGTAGAGTCCAGTAATCCTTTTACTGGATCGTCAAGCTCAAGAAATACCGTGTTTTCGGCGTTGGTTAGGTCAAAGCCTATTTCAATCGTGTAGTTCTGGGACATTAGCTTCCTGACCTAGCAAATACCGTTCCAGATGAGCGTTCGTATTTTAGGATTTCATTTACTATCTGCTGACCAATCTGAGTGCCATCTGCGCCTAGACCAGCATTGACAACCAACTCAAAATAGTTCTGAACTGCACCGCTGCCTAGCGCGCCAGCCCTAGGAATCAGCTCAGCCGATGATAGACCCGAAACAATGCCACCTAGATCAAAGCGCATACCTGCAAGCAGGTCAGTCTTGATTGCCTCAAAGACATTGCGCTTGAACAAAATACCAATGCGAGCAGCTTCGCCCTTGACAACATCCATTGCGGCAGTTGCACCATCAATAAGCTTTTGAATCTGCATGACTGAAGCGATGTCAGCAGTCTGCGCTTTTTTGACAGCATTTTCAGCTTCTTGTAAAACTCTTTCAGCAGCTCTAATAGGAATATCAATTGCAATGTTTAGGTTGTTTTTGAAAGTCTCACTAAAGGTCTTGGCCATTACAATGGCTTGGTCATAAAGCTGCTGTTGCTCTGACCGAATTCCGTCTAACAGACCGAATGTCATGTCTCGACCTGCGTCATACATTGTCTGACCAACATCCAAGCCCAGTTCAGCACCCAGCTTGTTTATTTCACTAAACAGGCTGTTGATTTCACCAATAGTCTCAGAGCCACCTTCAACCAGAGCTTGAGCAGTCTCACCACCAGCTTCAACACCAGCCTGGACTAGATCTGAGAACAGCATTGGGTCTAGACCCATGTCGCGTAGCTTGACCAGGTTGGCTGCGAAGTCGCGAGCCTTCTGAGTCATTGTCTTGAATTCTTCGACTAGAGCTGCTGACTTGCTGGTCGTTTGCTCAATGGTTTTTTCGTAAGTCCTGGTGACTGTTACACCGAATTCCTTGAGTGTGCTTCCGAGCTTGATAACGCCTTCGGAAACCTCAGTGATTGTGACTTTTTCGGTTTCGTTCTTCAGCCTGCTGAACAAGCTTGTTAGCTTCAATGCACTGGTTAGAGCGCCCTGGTATTCCTTGATTAGCGACTCAGATAGGGCTGCCCTATTAGCTAGGTCATCACGGCGCTTGGCAATTTCTTGCAGTGCTTTTGATTCAGTATTGACCCATGCGCTTAGACTGCGGAAGCTGGCATCTGTAATAAGTCCGCTGCGGACGGCAGATGTTAGTTCTGACTGAATTCCAGAAATTGTGGAAACAATTGCTTCTTCAAATCGTCCTAGCTCGCGCTCAAAATCTGGCAGTATCCGAATGTTTGTTAGGTTGTCTAATGACCAGCGCCTAAAGTCCTCAGCCCTAGCTTTGACATCTGCAAGAGCGTCTGCGGCTTCTCTTGCTGCACTCTTTAGAGACTTGACATTTGATTCAATTGCTTCTATGGCTGCATCTCTAGCAGCTTTATTTGCATCTGCAAATTCTTTAGCTGCTTCAGCGGCTTCCTTTATTCCATCAGCAGTTTTGTTGAACTGTTCTTGTAATTTTCGTAAGCCAGAAGGGCCTGTAGCAATAATGCGCTTATAGGTTTCTTCCCATTTATCTGCTCCAAGAATTGCTTGAATAAGCCCTTCAGTAGCCTTCATGGACCTGAGCTTGCTTGCAGCAGCTTGCTTTGCTACTTCCTCATTCAATCCCTCAAAGAAACTCTTGCCTGTTTTAGATCCAGTAGTTTTTGGATCTGTAGCTGCAAATAGCTCATTTAGTCGTTTTTCAAGTTCGGCCTTAGTGTTGCTCAAACCGACTGCTGCGCTAAGAGACAAAACCTTTGTAATGTCAATAGCAGCTAACTTGGCATAGGTTGAAATAAGCTCAAAAATTTCTTTCCAGTTAGGTCTTTTCAGAGCTTCTTCAATAAAGGCGGCACTTAGGCCCAGATCCTCCATGCTTTGTTTAGCATTGCTTTTTTCAATTGCATCATCAATGTCTTTGAATACGCCAGCTAGACCACCAAGCTTGCCCTCTGCGTTGACTGCACCAGTCGCAATTCCTCTTAGTGAGTCCTCTAGCTTTTGGCCTGATTGTGATGCCTCTAGTTGAGCAGCGCTCATTCTTTGAACCGCATTTAGAGCAAAGGTAGTATCGTCATAAAACTTACCCATTGCGGTTTCGTTTTTGTAGGTAAGCCTCTCTAGGTATCCCTCAATATCGGTAATTTCTAGACCGAATAATGCACCCAGCGCCCCCGCATCTGCCCCTCTTTGTATGGCCGTAAAGTCAAAACGCTCAAGTTGCAAGAATGCAGCAACAAGATCAAGGGCTTCTTTCGTTGCTCTACTTAGGCTTGATGTAGAAGCATCGAGAGCCAATACTAAAAGATTGCCTATTTTATTTGCGGCATCTAAAACTGGAACAGTGATTGCACCCAGTATGTTGAGGAACATACTAAGCAGATCAATAACCTGTTGTAATGGTGCTAAAAGCAGGAAGAACGATTCGCCTAGAACCTTGATAAATGGAGCCAGGGACTCTATAGCACCGCCAAGAGAGTTGGCAATGTCAACGACCTGTGGACCGAATTCTTGAGCTAGGTCTGCAAAAATGTTGTTTACTTCTGCCAGTGGCTTTTGTAATGGTGTTCCAAAAGCGACCTGTAAATTGCCAACAATGGCATTTAGTTTTTGCTGTGATGCGTAAAGAGTGTCAGAAGCCCTAGTGAAAGCACCAACAGCATCATCGGCTCTTTCAAACAGCATTGTAAGACGAGCTTGGGCTTGAGCCAGCGCTAGTGCCTCACCCTCCAGGTCGCCCATTCCCTCAGCAGCAAGACGAGCATTTACTTCGCTTTGCTTCATAGCGACACCGAACTTTTCAATCGGGTCGTATTCACCACGGAATAGGGCTGTGATAGCTAGAAGGGCGGTTTGTAGGTCATAGCCATAGGTAGTGGCCAAATCTTGTGCAAGTGTTACAAGTCTTTCAGTTTGATCTGCTGATTGCTGAGTTGTAAGTCCGTATTGCTTTAGAACAGAACCTAGAAACACCGAAGCTTGAGCTGCTTGGCTTTGTGATAAACCGTAGTCCTCTACCTGCTTTGTGAAATTACGAATTTGTGGCGTAATGTTCTCAAATACCTGATTTAGACCAAGCAGGTTTCTTTCAAACTGAGCAGTCGCATTGACCGAATCTATTGTGAACTGACGAGCAGAAGTAAGGGCAGAAAATGCTCCAAATGAACCAGCGGCTAGACCAATCTTTCCAGCTAGACTTTCAAAGTTGCTAGTCAGACCCCTGAGTGCGCCAGAAGCCTGTTGCAGACCAGCGCTGCGAAAGACCGAAAGAATCGGGAGTATCAGGTTCTGTAAAGCCATTACTGTTCCAGCCTTTTGTTCATCATGGTAATAACATCATTCATCAACTGAGAAGCATTTGTTTTATGCTTGCTCATGTATTTTTCCATAGTTGGCCACGCATACCGCGAAGCCCTTCCCTGTCGCCTATTGTGAGCGCGACTATCCAAAGCCTGTAGCCAATCATCAATTGCCACTCTGCGGGCTGGCGTAATGACATGGCGTTTGGTAACTACACCCCTACCAAATAAATCCGTCTGGTATTCACGGCTAAAAGACCCGACTGCTTTTTTAGCTCTGTTGCTCTTTCCAGCCATGTCAGCCACAATGTAAGCAGGCGACTTCACTAAAAGTCTAACTATTGAAATAGTCCCATCCTGCGCCCTGGCTAAATCGCGCAGCGCCTTGCCTTCTGTCCTGTTTTTGTAATTGACATCAATACCGCGAGAAGAAGATGCCATGGCAACCCCACGAGAATAAGACAAATGTCCTCTACTGTAATTGGTGGACATCTTGTCGTAGGTTCTGCCCTTACGCCTTGGAGCGCCCAGCGGGCCGTGAATACCAACTGATCTGAATACGCTTCTAAGGGCATCGCGAGCTGGAGTTCCGAGTTGACGAGCGTCTTTTTTGAACTTCTTCAAAGCCTCTGGACCAAGCTCATTCAACGCTTTTTCAAGGCTTTTTATGTCAGATAAAACAACTACCGCCTTTGAATTGGTAATGTCCATCTCTTTTAGCGCGTTGTAATCCCCAATGGCCATGCCACTTGCGCCAGCTATCCTGGCCCAGCCACTAGCGGCGGACATCGTGTATGACCGAGTTAGCGAGCCAAGAATGGAAGCTAGAAACAAGGGGGACCGCCTTACTTTAGGACAATTCTACCGCAATGAGAAAAACCGCCCCCGAAGGGGCGGCTCTCATTTGCTAACATTCTTAGCTACTATCCAGCGATACATAGTCCACAACATTCTGTCGCTGAGTTGCATCAACTCACGCGGAGAGATGTGCGTCTCTACTGCAAGAGCGGCGATAAACCAATGTGCTGATTCATCACCAAGACCCGTTATTTTGGGTCTGTTTCTGATTCTCCTACGCTTTCAACTGTATCCAGCCAAGCCTCGAAGTCCAGAGGTGTTGCTTTGCGGCGGAACTCGCTATGCCAGGCTAGGAACAACAGGTGTCCTAGACGCTGGCTATTAGCGAGCGAACCGATTGGGACATTGAATTTGTCCTCAAAGGCAACCAGGTCAGCAGCGCTGGCCGTGATTTCCTTTTTAGTTTTGTCTGCGAACTGAATTACTAGGTTGAATCGCATTTCTATTCCTTACTACGCTGTTGCGTAAGTTACTGCTCCCGTGGTTGGGAACGACACCGAGAAGGTGCTTAGGTCGCCCACTGCACCCGAAACTGGGGTGAAGGAGTTGATTAGCACTGTTGCAGTATAGCGAGGAGTCGTGGCCGATGGGGCGGTTCCGTTTCCTGCGATCATGGTTACAGTGCCGATAGTTCCAACTAGGTCCTGGAATAGAGCGGATACAGCTCCAACACCAAAGTCAGAGTGGAAGTCCAGGGAAACGGTTCCAGACTTTAGTCCGCCGATTACCTCTGTCCAGCCGTTAGAACCGAAGTCTGTTACATCAACCTCGGCTGAATTTAGAACGAGTTCAGCACGAGCTACGCTTGGGCTAACTGTTCCTCCGTTTAGGGTCACTGTATTTGCAGTGACAACGAATTTTGCCATTTATTTTTCTCCTTATGCAAAGACGGTGACTGTGAATTCAGCCGCCAGATAGGTTTGGTCGTTTATTGTTATAGAGCCAATCGAAGTAGCGCGTTCAACCCGCAGGTCATACACCAACCCCGAAAGGGTCTTATCTGATTCTATCGCAGCTTTCACACTCTCTGAGCCTGTCGGACTGCAATAAGAATCAAGTTTCCGCTGCATCTGCCTCTCAGCCGCACGGCCTACGATAACGGTTGCAACGAAGTTATAGGTCACTAGACCACCATTGATAGCCCCATCGTATTCAACGCTCTCCATGTTGACGATACCGATTGGCGGGGTTGGATTGTCTGGCACTTCAGCAGATGCACGAAGCCCGCTGATAGTTGCCAGATTGGTTGCGATGCCCTGTCGAATCGCGCTTATGTCAGCCACTAGGCCATCCTGATTTTACGGAACGGAGCAAGCAGTGATTCAATGTCTGGATCTGTTCTGCTTACACGAACTACGCCAATCTCACCGAATCCAGCGACACCAAGAGGCGAGTCATAGCGCTTGAATTCGCGAACAGCTAGGAAGTTACAAGCCTGACGAATGTCAGTAGGAACAGCAGTTCCATAACCGAATAGTCCAACAATCTGAACGGTAGCTTCACCCTGTGAGTCGGGGAAGTTTACAGTTGGGAACAGATAATCACCAACAGCACGAATGCGAGTGTATGGCGTGTAAACGCCACCAGCAATGCCGTTTAGTGGCTCAAGCTGATAGTCAGATGTTTTCCAAGTGGTGTCAAAGCTGCCATCGGCATCTGTTGAAGTCTTTAGGGTTGTTAGAGTAACAAGGTCGTCAATCTCTACAAGATAAGAGTCATTGGGTGTGTAAACACGGGTAGCTGAGCCTGCGGTAAAAGTTCTTTCGCAATAGCGCTCAATGTGTCTGGAGGCTGATTCAATACAGCGCTCAAGTAGTCCATCATCGTCTGTAACTGCCGTGCCGAGGCGCAGAATGTCCTTGACTTCTTGCAGGGTGGTGTAGCCGTTAGTAATCGCCATGGCTCTAGTTTACCCCCGAATTCACGCGTTCTGTCTGTCCTTCATTTCTTGCACCATCTCCAGGATTGCGTGATCCAGCGCTGTTGTCGGGGCTAGCCCTTCCATCATCTGTTTGATTCTTGTTCCTAAAAACTGAGCTGAAACTGTATAGGTTCTTATTTGTCTTGGCTTAGTCGTGAACTTACAAAGTTCCACAGCAGCATCAAAAAGAGTGCCTACCTCAAAAGCGTCTGTAGAGAGCGGAGGCATGGCTCTGCCTGTGACCAAATGATAGGCGATAGTTGTAGCTACCATGTTGTGATTGGGCCTACCGAATGGACCAAGCAGATTGGGTAAATAGCAGTTTCTAAACAGAATGCCGCGCTCTTTGCACCATTGCTGTAGGTATTCCCCTGCTTCTCGCTTGCCTTTCGCATAATCCGAATCGTCAGTTTTAGCTTTGACTGAATTTGCATAGGTCAGGGTCTGAATGTCTGGGGACAGAACCTCGGTCAGGCGCTTAGCTAATCTAAGGTTTCTAACATAAAGATTGTCGCCTCTGTTTACGCCTGCTATGTGCAGAACATGGGTCGTCTCGCCAGGCTCGTCTACAGATCTAAGGTCATAGGCAAAGTGGTCCATCTTCCTCATCTGTAGATACAGCATGACATGGCTGCCCACAGCCCCAGTCGAACCTGTAACTAAAACGGCCATTACTTTTTCAAGCTTTGCACTAGCGACTGAATTTCAGCATTCCCCTGTCTGCGGCTTTCGCCATCCAGCGATGCCCCAGAGAGTGTCAGCCTGTCATAACCGACATCATAAACAATACGCTTTGTAGAGGCGTAGAATGCCTTTACAAGGCCCGTTTCTCTCATCCGTATCGCCAGACCCCAGTCAACAAATCTCATGCCCTCTGGGAACCCTCCAGAGGCTTGCCAGAGGTGTTTGGTCATGGGGTTACAACCCATAAGTGTGAATTGGTGGTCAAGCTGGTCTGGATTCCAGGATGCAGACTGGACAACATTGGTCCCCTTGTGGATCAGATGGTCGCA